GTTCTTACACTACATCTCTTAACATACTTATCATAAGCCTCTTCAAATTTAAGGCCTAATACTCTTGCTCTTTTTCCATAATCTTTAGCAAGTTCTACTATTAATTCATCTCTGGTAAGTGTTTCCATTTTTCTCCTGTAGGTATCATTTCTATTTTAATATTTGGAGTATCACTCCATTTCTTGACAGTCATTATCTTAACAACTTGGCGATCATCTAAGTATAAGACACCATTCAGAGAGTCTAAGATAGCTTTCTGATAGTTGTCTAGGTCTACATTGTTATCGCAATACTGACCATTTTGTTCCAGTTTTTTCTTCTTGGGCCAAGCAGTAGGCATTTTAATATTAAATACCATACCCATAGCAACCAAGTTTTCAGTAGGAGTAACATCCAACTCACTTGTTAGTGCTAACATATCTTTTTTAAATTGAGTGTACTTCTTTGGGTAGTATGTAGACCATCTGGAAACTCTTGGTCTGGCGGCAGGAACTGGATTTAGATTAAACTTTAAAGCAATCCTCTTATATTTTTTCCCCATACTCTTCGCCTCTTAGGACATCTAGATCTCTTACAACCAAAGCCAGTAATATTCTTATTTCAACATCCCTGGGTGTGTCCTCTTCTCTTGCTAATTCTAAAGCATCTTTCGTGTTTTCAGTTATCTCATCTAGTATTTGATATCTTTTAGCTTTTGTACTATACCTTGCCATTACTGTTAATTTCATCTTGAGCCAACAATTTGTCGATCTCAATCTCGATGTTCTCTATTGCTTTTCGGAGATCATGGATTCGCCCCTCACCTTTATGTTTCCATCTATACCTAACAAGATACTTAACTGCATTTCCAACTGCCCAAGTCATATCTTGGTCAACAATAAATGTCTTAGCCTCTATCTTGCCTTGGGTATAGTGTGAGGGGTTTTTGATATTGTCGTGTACTGTATTAGCCACCGACCCATCCAAAGAACAAAGCGACCACACAAATTCCTAGAAAAACTGTTAAAGATCTGTTCTTCAAGATTGTGTTTACAACTTCCATTACCTTTTCCATACTTCTCTCCCCTAGTTATAACAAGTTAGGGTACTCTTCAGTTGGAAGCTACTAAATGTAATGCTAAAAGAATGCATTATTGAATACCCTAATTTCTTACTACTGCTCGATGTATATAGGTTTGTCACCTAACCAACCAGTACATTCATTGACCTCTATAGGATGACATTGTAATTGTTCTGATGTCGTATTACAGGCAGTCAATAACCCAATTATAAACAATATAGATATAACTTTTAAACTAGATTTCATCAAATTCTTATCCATTATTTGTAAACTCGCCATGTAATTTTTCTCTCAGTTTACATACAGCTATTTGAGCTTTTTCCAGATCATTAAAATAACCTGCACTATATTCTTTCCTATGTAATTTAACTCTACCTCGCCATTGTTTTGTTGGCTTATGCCAAGTCACACCTTTAACTCCAGATGTGCTTCGAGAAGACAATCTTGTGTTATGACAATTTTGTGATTGAGTAGCCTCTCTAAGGTTTTGAATACGATTATTTAATTTGTTTCCATCTATATGATCTAATGTCTTAGGTAGACTCCCATACACAAAAAGCCATATTAATCGATGTTCTCTGTATTGACGATAATCTACTTTAAGAACTTTATATCCAGAAGATTTATGAAGACTAGCACCTCTTCCAACAACTACCCCTGGCCTATTTGTTTTCCAAAACAAACCTTCACTAGTCAATGTAAATAATTCTTTTAATCTTTCTTGTGTCACATGTTTAATTTTATTTGTCATATATATTTAACTCCTCATCTTGAAATTTAGAATATTGACCTAAGAATTGAGTCTTAACAAAACCTATTTGACCCATTCTGTTTTTAGATATTATTAACTCAGCTAAACCCCTGTCCTCTGTGTCCTCTGGATTATAATAATCATCTCTATAAACCATCATAATTGTATCAGCATCTTGCTCAATCTCACCAGAAGATCTTAGATCACTCATAAACGGTCTTTTATTTTCTCTTTGCTCAACACTTCTATTTAATTGTGAAAGCAATATTACAGGTAATTGTAGTTCTTTAGACAAATACTTTAACTCTCTACTGATACTACCCAACTCAGAAACTTCTCTCTGTTTATCATATTTAATGATTTGTAGATAATCAATCACTATCATATCTAACTTGTTTTGACTGTCTATTTGTCTTGCTCTAGATGTGATGTCGTATATTGACATACCAAACTTATCAACAATAGTCATATTTTGGTGTCCGATCTTATTCATTTGTTTATAAAAATTTTCAGATTCAGCATCATTCATATTCTGGTTAGTAATCTTTGAAAGGTGAACATTAGAATGTGATGAAGCTAATTTAAGCATTAATTGGACTTGACTCATCTCTAATGAAAAGAACAAAACATTATTAGACTTAGAAACATGATCCGCTATGTTTAAAGCTAAAGTAGATTTACCCATACTAGGTCGACCTGCAATTACATTAAGTGTTTCTGGACGAAAGCCAGACAATAAAGCATCTAATGATTTAAGACCACTAGACAGTCCTACTTGATTTGTAGTTAGACTTTGCATGTAATCTACAGTTTTTCCTACAATAGATTTAACATGACTCTCATCTTTATCTTCTAATTCTAACTCGTAATTTTGTATTTGAGATACTGTATCTTGATAGTTATCGTATTTAATATCTTTTTTTAGAGCTTCTATTGCATTATTAATACGACACTCTCTCACATGTTTGGCATAACTTTCAATATTATTAACACCTGTAGAGTTCTCTAACAACAATGCTAAAAATTGAAAATCAACCATCCAGGACCTACTCTTAGGTTGAGGATCGTTACTTATAAAATCTCTAACTGTAACAACATCTATTGGTATGTCATCTCGATACATGTTATTGATACATCTAAAAGTGTAACCTAGCTTTTCATCGCTAAAATCTTCTTCCGTTAATCTAGTAGCCGCCACCCTATGAACACAAGGCTCTAATAGTAGGCCACCTACGACTGCTCTCTCTGAGTCTAATGAATTGTATTGCATGATTTTCCTCATTTAGGGGTATAGCGAGGTTTAGCTATACCCATTAAAGTTGCTAGAATCGAATATTTCGAGTCCATTTTTTTTGAAAATGACTTAAACAAGCCATCCTTTGCGTAAAGCCTCAAGCCATTGCACTATATAGATCAAACAACTAGCTGATACTATTGCTGATAAAAACGATAAATAAATTAAAAATCTTTTTATATATCTCATAGTAACTCCTTTAGGTTTTATTGTTTGTTCTTTCATGTATTCAACCCTTTGTTGATGCATTTGCATTTTAGTTCCAAAATATTGTATTGACATAATATCTCCTAATATAAGTGGCTTTCTATTTGCTCGTAAACAAAACTACTATCATCATTTAGATCATCGTACTCTTCATCAGTTAGTTCTGTTCCATCATGCCAATTAGCTTCTTGTATATAGCTATCGCAACAGTCGGGCCAATCAATAGTGTCAACAAACATATCTAATACATCGACCAATTCAGTATTAATAAATTTTTTTAGTTTTAACTTTTTACCATCTCTTACATATTCATAACCATATTTATCTTTGTCAGTAAAAGCTACTGTCCAATCATCTTTGTTAACTGTTTTATTACACTTATCACAAACAAGTGCCGTCCATGAAAAATGATATACTGTAGATTTAGCACAACACTCCGAACATACAATTTCTGTACCTTTATGTTTTGCTCTAGTGTATTTATTAACTGGCATTTTTTTTAAAGACTTAATAACTCTTTGCATTCTCCAACGATGTCTTTGTTTCCAACCTTTATCGGCAGTCATGTTAGATAGTTTAGTTTCTTGCCTTTTGATGTGATTGTCCATCCATTCAGATCGACTCCATAATATTACCTTACTCATAATTTTTCCTCCAATCAAATTCTGTTCCATAAGGGCTTGGTTTTTTTTTCTTGATGTCAAACATTTCCCATTGCCTCTGATTAATAAATGTCTGGAAATGAGGTATGAATTTTTGATCACCCCAATCCAAGTACAACCTATTTAATATTTTTAAAACATCTCTCCAATCATGATGCTTCTTGGTAAAGTTTGCCATCTCTGTCATCAAACCACGCTTCTTACCTTTGTAGTTATCTCTGAATATATCAAACTCAATCAACTCCTCATCAGTTGGTGGTTTTGTTTTTTTGTCCACTTGATATGGTTTATTACAATGTGGGCATATTACTTCCATAGTATTCTCCTATTTAAGCATTAATTTAGTTAAAGGGTCTGTGTACCATTCGTGACTATCGATCATCTCTTTAGGCACTTTAAATCTAGGCTCAAGAGGTTTTCGATCCCTAGGTTCCCGATAGATTTTTTTCGGATCCGTATATTTTTTAAGCCTTGCTCTGGCACAACTATTAGTACATTCAATGTGTTCAGATACCATTCTTGCCGTTACCTTACTACCATCGTCTAATGTAAACAACTGTACAAGCTTGTATTCCCATTTTCGCAATGGATTTTGAATGTGTTCAACCCCATCAATTAATATGATGGGGGTTTTTGGATCAATGGTTAACATTAAAACGGCACATCATCATCACCAACATCACCGAGTGGACTCTGACTCTGTTCACTTGGTTTAGGTATGTTAGGCATACTTGATGGTCGTTGTATTTGAAATCTCAATACAGGAGCCTTAGTGTTGTCAGTTTTGTTTCTCCAAGCAGAGATCTGAAAGTCTTCACCCTCTACATTTAACTGACCCTTATATTGAGGTGCATTGGGATTGCTATTATCATTTTTCCAAATAGCACCCTTGTTGGTATTGTCATAATTTTCACTCATGTCGTTTCCTTAGTTAATTAAAGGGTCACTTATGGTAGACCCAAGCACCAAACTTATTCTTAACCTAACGACTAAATACCAAAAAGCATAAAAAGGTAATGCTTTAACGAGGGATGGTAAGTAACCGATTGACATTGGAAAGTCAGCCCCAATCAATTCTTAAAAATCATCATCTGGTTTAGATGTATAGTTTTCTTCTAGATCAGTCAATTGATCTTCAGTCAACAACTCATCCCCTCTGGTGTAAAACTCATCACCAAACTCATTCATTGCTACATTAATAACTGCAACCCAAGGTGAGTTAGGATTCTCAGCCTCTCGATCTTGCATGTCAGTCATAATTTGTTTGGCTCTGTCTAAACTACAATTTTTGCTTTTAAGTTCTTTAATAAGCCTATCAACTTCAATTGCCGTTTGTTGGCTCCTAGTAGGTGCTTTAAAGTCTTCTGACTCATCCTCACCCATATGACCCATTTCGTACAATCCCGCCAGTTTGAGTACGGCTCTGGACATTGCTCTCTTTTCAGCAATTTCCATTACATACCAAGATATGGTGTTTCCATCACCACCTTTACCTCTCTTACAAGACCCAAAAGTTTCTATAGAAGAATCATTCATAGTTGCGAAAGCTTTAACACAAGAAAAATCTGGCTCACATTTGATCACTTCATACTGAACTTTAATGTTAGCACCTCTCTGGACTTTCTCAATACCACTACGGGTTAAGATAGTGTAGTGTTGATGTTTAAATGTATCTTCTTTTTCTAATCCGAACTTTTTATAGAGTGTGTTCAACCTCTCTCTGTTTGTAGCCATAGCCACTCCTCTGATAGTTAAACCCCTATTTACCAAATTGACCAATAAACTCCCAAAGAAGTTGATAAAAGGATTCGGGGTATTCATCCTTAAATCTAATCTTGTCTTCCTTACTTAGGACAGACCCATCTTTATATTTACCACCACGAACAGTAGAAGTATCTAAGTCTGGGTACTCCCCAAGCTTGTAATAAAAAGTAAGTGATTCAAGATCTATTTGATCAATAAGATTATTCATTACGAATGACCTCCAAAAATACTCCTAAATGAGTAGTTTATTTTTTCAGTATTCATTTGTTCGCCTAATTCAACAATCTTCTTACAATCGTCAATTAGACCCGTTGATGGTAATTCATCTGGTGTAGGATTATTGTGTTCATCATCCAACAAACCATCTTCTTGCATTTCAATATGCAAATCGCTCATTCTACCCATTGTAACCTCCGTTTTT